TAACGCCAACTCAGGCTCACCCAATATCGCCACATCCATCTGGCAGCTTCCGATGCGTGTTATCTCCGCTCAGATGCCAATTCGTGCAGCGGCGATGGATGACATCAATGGATTGGATGCGGCTCTTGTTGAAGATCTTGCGATGGAATTCAGCCAGATCGAAGCCGCGTCGATGGCAATCAATAACGATCAGGCAGGATCAACAACGACCTCCACAGGCGCTACAAACGGCCTTAGAGGCTTGAAGATGTACGCTGGTACTGCTGGATCATCCGCTGCTTATGGAACGTCAGGAACGGCCATTACAGCAGGTATACACACGCTTAATACCGTGGGTTATACGCACTCAGGTGGTATTGAGTGGGAAAGCCTCGTAGACGTTGCTAGCGCTCTTCCCGGTCAGTTCTGGAGGATGCCGGGAACTGCGTGGATGATGCACCCGACAGCTATTGCAACGCTGAGGGAATACGCTCACGGCGGTAATTCTTACGCGCTTGTCGAGACGGGCGAAAAGGACGAAGGCCCCGGTGTAAATATTATGGGGTGGCCGGTGATTGCGAATCCTTACTTAGACGCTCCCGCCGCTGGCGCTTCTCCAATCTATCTTGCGAATTGGCCTCGGTTTATGTGGATCGTCGATCACTCGGAGATGACGCTTCAGAGAATGGAGCAGACCCAGCCGGGAACGATTACGATCTATGCTGAGAAGCGGATGGTCTCAACCGTTCGTGATGTAACTGCCGGTGTACGTTTGATCGGAACCTAAGATGCCATCCCAACTGCAAGGTAACTTCGGAGCGGGTTCCAGAAACCCGTTCAACTACTCGAAGGTCATTCAGAGCACCCGTGATCCGGTGACTCAATGGCTGACGTTTGAGGAAATAACCAACCAGTTGAATTTGTTTCAGGATGAGTCGCAGGACGATTACCTAAGTCAGTTAGAACTCGCTACACGGATGGCGATTGAGGACTACTTAGGTATCCCGATCTTCAATGTGACTTATCAGGCCTCTTACATGATCTCAGGGCTTATGGCTGCACCCGTGAGCCTTGATCTCCCCGAAGTCTCGCAAAATGGCGTGACAATCAATTGGGTGAAGTATTACACCGACTTGAATCCGCCGACACTCACGACGATTACAAGCTCAAACTACTACTACGATCCCACCGGGAACAAAGTTGTTTTGTTTGAGGTTCCCAACAACATCAACACTTACATGACTGCGCCGATGCTTTGCCAGTACACCCTACAGGGCTCGGTAATCGGTCAGTATCCCGTTGTCAAACAAGCGGGTCTTATGTTATTGACGCACTTTTACAATAATCGCTCGGCTATTTCGGCAGAGCAGCATAAACAAATGCCGTGGGCGATTGACCAATTGCTCAGACCATACAAATCACTCGTAATGTGAGCTAAAAATGGTCTTACGCGTCGATGAGATAAGCATTAACAACCTGTCGTTTACGGTCACTAATTTGGGTGAACAAACGACGGTAGAGACGCTGTGGTTCAAGACGCGAGCAAAGACTAAGTCGGTTCACAATCGGATTCGCACGTTAGAGAAGTTCAGGCAGTACGACAACATGATGGACTTTATTGTGAACTACACGCCCAACATGCGGACGATCTCGGATAATCAAGAGGATTACTCGATTACGTTTCGGGGAAATAGCTGGCGAATCGCAGAGGTCTTTGAGCACGATGACAGACAGTGGGTCTCGCTCATGTGTTATCGAAACGAACCTAGCGTGGCAGTCTGATATGGGGCAAAATAGCACAGTCGTTTATGCACAAGCGATACAAGCCCAACTGGTCACGGTTTGTACGCCGACACCGGTTTATGCAGTGTTCAACCGAAACTTTGCAAGCGAACCGACCTTCGTAACGTGGCAGCTCAGAGACGTTCATCAGCCGGTTTACACAGGGCCACAGTCGGTGAAGGGTATAGACAGACCGGTTTGTCAGATTACGGTGTTTGCTCAGTTGATGGCAAATTGTTTCAGTAAGGCGCAGCAGATTGTGGATGCCTTACACGGGTATCAAGGCACTTTTGGTGGTCTCTTTTTTGTGTCGAAGGTCGATGTTGACTGGCTCTTCAACACATACGATAACGATAGCAAATTACATCAAATATTTCTTGATTGCACTTTAGACATTCCTGCGTGAGGTGAAAAATGGCTCTTCCTAATAAAGTTTTACCCGGCTTTTCAGCCTCGCTGTATTGCCAGCCGGGTGCAAATCCAACACCGTTGACTAGCTCGACAATCAACGTTTATGCAAGTGTTTCACCGATTGCAGTTATTGGAAACCTTGTTCCTGTCGAAGCAATCCCTGCATTTGGTCAGGACGATGCGGTTGCTAACTTCTCGGTTGCTGGCTCGCGTCAATCTGACAAGATCCCCGTTCAGTCTGCACCTACAAGCATGACTTGCGTGGCAGCGTGGAATCCTTCGGACTCGGTTCTTCTTTTGCTTCGCGCTGATGCTTACAACGGCACGATTGATCGCACGTTTGTCATCTCCGCAACCGACGGCACAAACGTAGTCTGTTACGCTTTCAACGGTCGCGTAAGCCAGTGGACGATTGATCCCGCTCCCGGCGCTGAAGCTCAAGTTACATTCACCATTCATCCGAGAGGAAACCTTTATGGTTGGTCAAACAGCACTCCTTGATTTCCTTGAAGGCATGAAGGCAACCTATGTCGACCTTCATCTTTACGCTAAAGGTCATCCCTTCACCCTACAAGAGGTGGATGCCGCCTTACAGGAAGCCGAAGCCGCTGAAGCTGTCTGCCTAAATATAATGAGGCAATATGCAGCGAGCGAGTGACGATTTACTGAGCTATCTCATTACGCAGGCCCAGACCGGTGCTAAGAACTGGTTTGGGTACCCGCAACAGCGTCTCATCAACATTGCTCTATGTCATCAGATCGCAGCTAATCATGCTGACTGCATGACACCTGATGAGGTCGTGGACTACGTCCTAAAGCTCAACGATCAGATCTTTAAGCGGATTGTGACCAGTGGAGTTTGAGGTCAAAGGTCTTAAAGAGTTCGAGAGTATGCTGCTTGAGCTACAGCAAGAGTTTGGCTCGACTGCTGCAAAAAGATCATTGGTGCCTGCACTTAGGAAAGCCGTTGTACCTGCTAAGGATGTCATAAAAGCAAGTGCTCCTATGGACACCGGTAGGTTAAAGACAACGGTCAGAGTAGGCGCGAAGGTAGCTTCCGGCAAAGACAAAAAGAGGAAGTATCTCAACGAGAATACGCTAGCTTTTGGCTATGTGGATGTTGGTGTCAAGTATTACGATGAGAATGGCGACTACAGACCTGCCACAGAAGCCTTAGAGTACGGCACAGCACAGCAGCCTGCTAGACCGTTTATAAAGCGAGGTTTCCAATCAGCTATACCTAATATGCTGGAGATCTTAAGATCGGACTTAGGCACACACTTAAATAACTGGGCAAATAAACACAGGGCAAAACGAAAATGAAACTACAAGAAAGACTAGGCGCATTCCAGCGTCAAAAATACAAGACAATCAACTTTGCAAATCAAGAGCTTCAGGTTTATGTACCAACTCGTAACGAGATGAAAAACCTGATGGACAAGCTCCGCAAGCCAACTCCAGAACTTATAGAGGCCGAATATCAGGACCTCATCAAGTCGCTGTGGGAGTTCGCTTCGCCTACAGACGACGGCATTGAAGTCAAAGATGACGATGTTGTCGTTAACGGCTCTAGCATGAAGAACGCAGCGCGTTACAAGTCAATCATGAAGATGCGCGAGATCGCAATGATCTCACTGGTTGGATTCAAAGAAGGCGACGATCTGTTTGCGCTTTCTTACGAGGACATCTCCGATACATTGTCCGAGGTCGAGATCAAAGAACTCGTGAAATCTATAGAGTCTGTGGTTAACCCGGACTACGAGGAAACGAAAAAAAACTAACGGGGTCGCTATATCTGCAAATCAGGGCAGCGGCCATATTCAACGGTCAAAGTCCTGAAGTCTTTGATAGCCTTGATGTAGCGACCATTCGAGCGTTAGAATTGATGTATCGAGATGGGATGATTGGTGCTAGACACAATCTAATACTTTCGTCTCATCTGATGTCGGTTGTTTATAACTTTGCGTCATCGTGGGCCAAAGGCAGTAAGACGATGAAACCGCAAGAGTTCTTCCCTCATATGGAGGCGTATTTTGTACCTCCAAAAGAAATGACAAGACAAGAGCGCGACTTTGTGGCTTTTACTTCGCTGCCCGGATTTAAGGCGGAGTATCTTGAAATACTAGGAGGGAAGCGTGGCAGGTAAGATGATTGCTGGCCTTCAGGTCGGCCTAGCGCTAGACAGCGCAGAGTTCAAAAAGGGTGCCGACGAGGCCAAAAAGAAAGCTCAAGAGCTTGCCGGTACGTTTGAGTCTACAAGCGCTCAAACCAAAAATTACTCCTCCGCTCTCAATGACGCGGCGAATGCCAAAAAGAACTTTCAATACAACCTGAGGAACATCGGTTATCAGGTTCAGGATTTCTCTACGCAGGTTGCCGCAGGAACTTCTGCTGCACAAGCCCTTACTCAACAGTTACCGCAACTACTTAGTGGATTCGGCACGATGGGTGTCGTGCTGGGCGCTCTTGCGGCTGTTGGGATTCCGCTTGTTACTGCTGGCATCACAAAACTCATAGGCGACATTAAGGGCTTAGACGATGCTACAAAAGGTGCGACGGATGCGGCGACTCAGTTTATTGAGGCCAATAACAAAGCCGCTTTATCGCTAAGTGAAATAGCCGAGAGTTACCACAAAGAAGCTGGCCCTGCTCTTATGGAGCTTTATGACCAGCTGTTGCAGATCTCAAAATTAAAGCTAACAAACGAGATCAAGGAATTTGCTAAAGCAGTACAAAACGAATACGCGCCGATGTGGAAGTTGGCGCTGCCCGAGATCTTCAATTTGTTTAGGGATTCTCCAGTTGAGAAGCTAGCAAAAGATCTGGGCATTTCAGAGCAAGAAGCCACCAGACTGTTCTCCACCCTACGAAAGTTTGAGCAAGGTCAGGCAACGTCTGAGGAGCTTCGTGACGCTGTTATTGGGCTAAAGAATGCAAGCGGTGAAGCCACGAAAGAAGGACTGAAGTTAAGAGAACAGCTTCTTAGAGTCATTACGGCGTATCAAGAAGCGGCAGATGCAAAAACAGATAGCCTAAAAAAAGCAGAGAAAGAGTCGGAAAAAGCTGCCAAATCAGAAGCGGATCGTGCCAAAGCCTACATAGAAAGTTTAGACGCTCAAATCAGAAAGCTCAGAGAAGGCGAGGATGCTGCGCTAAGGTTTGAGGCCGCTAAGTACGGCGGTGAAGCATCTAAAAAAGCAGAAACCTTGATAGGACTACAGGCTGGAAAAAGAGTCGCCGAGGATGTGACTAAGCCTAACTTTCTTGACGCGTTTCTTCCTACTAAGGAACAAATGCAGACTATTTTTGATGAGCTAAAAGGCTTTGTAAAAGAGGAGTCAAAAGACTTTGCTCTTAGTTTTCAGGCACCTGCTGGAGATACGCCATCAAAACTAATGGGTGAAAGCTGGGAGTCGCTTGTACAAGCCGCAGAGAAAATTAAGCAAACAATAGATCCCTTAAGAGCCTTAGAAAAAGAAGTCGAGACGTTAGACAAGTTATTTTATTCGGGCCTGTTAAATCAAAAAGAGTATCTGAAGGCAGTGGATCTTGCGTTTGAAAACTTTACTAAAAAACACGATCCGCTTAAAGAACTACTAGAAGATCTAAGAGATGGCTTTAAGAGCTTAGGCGCAGAAATTGTCGATGCCTTTATGAAAGGAAGCTCGGCCGCTCAGGCGTTTAAGAATATTGCCCAAAGTCTGTTCCAGCGATTCGCTACGAGAGCACTCAATCGCTTTATTGACTCAATGCTTCCCGGTGGCTCATCGTTTGCAGGGCTGTTTAGAGCAGAAGGTGGCCCTGTAGCAAGTGGCCGTCCTTATATCGTTGGAGAGCAAGGCCCCGAGTTATTTGTACCTAAAGCAAGCGGAACGATCGTGCCTAACGGCGGATTCTCTGGCGGCGGGACTGTCGTCAACTACAACATACAAGCGATCGACGTAAAGTCTTTTGAGGATCGGATTATGGGCAGCAACCGAGCGGTATGGGCAGCTAATGCCTACGCTCAAAAATCACTCTCACCGAGAGGCAGAGCATGAGCTTCCAAACCATCTTAAACATCTCCCAATACATCACGGTTAATAACCGTCGAATGGTTGGTCAGCAATACTCACGATCCGGGCAAGTCAGGACGGCGCAGTATGTAACTTCGGTTCCGTGGGTGTTCACGGTTCGCCCTCATTCTTATCTTTATTACCCGCAGGTCAGAGACGTTATCCAGACGATTGACAATCTAGATAGACAGACCGCGGCGACAATCACATTCAACACTACGAATCTTCAGTGGTTTACAGAGTACAAAGGTGGCCTCACATCTGGACAGGCTGCGGCTCTTACCCTTGATAGCGTTCCTGCTCCTAACGCGACAACGATTTCTGTCGGCAATCTTCCCGCTGTCTCAGCGTCTACAGTCGTCTTTGCTGCTGGCGACTTCCTCCAGATAGGCAACTATCCCTACAAGGTCACCACAGAGGTGCTGAGAGGCTCAGGATCGACCGTTAGCGTTACGTTACATCGCCCGGTGATAGGAACACCCTCTACGGGCACATTAACGGCTGTAGGGGCTTCCTGCACGTTCTCTGTGGTTGCGGAGTCTTGTCCTATTTACACGTTAAACCCGATGACTAACGGCGCTTTCGTAGAGTGGAATTCAGACTTTGTCTTTAGGGAGAACGTCCAGTGAGTACGCCAATGACAGCGCTAAATAGCGCAAGCATTACTCACGGTGAATTTGTAAAACTTACGACATCAACAACAACTTACGCATTTTGTAACGCTGCTGCTCCTATTACGGTTAGCGGCACGACGTTCTCAAATCTGGGAAGTCTTTTGTCTGTCGGTGCAGTTAATCGAGAAATTAAGGCCACATCAATTGATATGGTGATCGGTCTTATAGGCATCGACCCGACAAACGTATCATTGGTCTTAGGATCAAACATCAAGGGTTCGACTGTCGAGATCTGGCGAGGATTCTTCGATTCTAACTATCAGATCATCACAAGCCCTAGCACACAATTCTTCAAGCGTTATCAGGGGATTGTTTCCAACATCAGCCTGACTGAGGACTGGAACGAGCAACTAAGAAGCAGAACGGTTACAGCGTCGATCTCTTGCGCTTCTTTCAGGGCCATTCTGGAAAACAGAATTGCAGGCATTCGCACAAACGTAAATAGCTGGCAACAACAATACTCGGGCGATACAAGCATGAGTCGAGTTGCGGCGATTGCTGGACAGTATTTTGACTTTGGCGCTCCACCGCAATCTGGCTCTCAATCAGCGCCGGGATCGGATGTGGTTGTTGGCGTAGAGACGGATATTCAACGCAAATTAGATACGGACCGTATCGGACAATGAGATACGCGACAAAATACGATCTGCCTCACTTCATTGAGATGATGAAGGCTTATGCAAAAGAAGCCGGTATCAAGGCGCTACAAGAAAATCAGAACATAGATCAGGTTAAAAATCTATTCGATCAAATGATTAACGGTCGAGGATTTGTTCTTGTTGATGACAATCTTCGCGGGTTTTTAGCGGCTTATGTTGGCAGGAACTTTTGGAATCGCCACATAAGAGAGCTTCACGAGGTGGCGTGGTGGGTCATGCCAGAGTACAGAAATACAAGTATCGGCGGGAGATTGTGGTTAAGGTTTAATCAACTCGCTCAATACATGCTGGATCAAAAACGTGTGGACATTGTATGTACAAGCCTGATGCCATCTAGCCCGGAAATAGACTATACGAAGTATAAATTCAAGCCCTTGCAAGCGACCTTCTTTCGAGAGTAGATCATGCCAGCATCAATTGTCTTAAGCGCAGTTTATGGATCAATGGCCGCTGCCGGAGCTGCATTAGGATCTATTGGTCTTGCAGCTGCGACCTTTGCAATCAACTTTGCGGTTTCCTTTGTCGTTACGCGAGCTTTTGGTAACAAGCCCTCGCAGGCTCAGGATATGGGCGCTAGGCAGCAAATGCCTCCTGCTAACAGTAATTCCATCCCTGTCGTTTATGGCAGTGCGTGGCTAGGCGGAACCTTTGTCGATGCGGTGCTGACAACCGATCAAAAGACGATGTACTACGTCATAGCCATAAGTTCTATATCGTCGGATGCGTCTGCAACCTTTACTTATGACACGCAAAAGTTTTACTACGGTGATCGCTTAATCACGTTTGATAATGTAGATCAGACTAAAGTAGTATCCCTGACCGATGGTGCAAGTAATGTCGATGACAAGATCTCGGGCAATCTGTACATCAGTCTTTACACATCTACGAATGCTGGCGTTATTACTCCTGTAAACGGAACCGCACCTAATGTAACGATGGGCGGATCTGAGATCCCCGCATCTCTTCGCTGGCCTGCATCTGGCCGTCAGATGAACGGATTAGCGTTTGCAATCGTCAAGCTGAATTACAACGCTGACGCAGGCACGACAGGCCTACAGCCCATAACGTTTTACTGCACACACCTTCCTAAAGGCGGATCTGTTTGTAAGCCCGGCGATGCGTGGTACGACTACATGACAGACGAGCGTTACGGCGCAGGCATGACTGGTCTCGTGGACTCTACGAGTGCGACAGCTCTTAATACTTACTCGGATCAGACCATTACTTACACGCCTTCTGGCGGCGGATCGGCCACACAAGCTCGCTACAGAATTAACGGTGTCATAGACACGGGAAGGCCAGTATTAGATAACGTTGAGAAGATGCTGGAGTGCTCTGATAGTTGGATGGCTTACAACGCCGCCTCGGGGCTGTGGTCGATCATTATCAACAAAGCCGATAGTTCTACATTCTCGTTCAATGACTCAAACTTGATCGGTGAGATCAGAGTCTCTGCGATTGACATTAATCAGCAGATCAATCAGATACAAATTGAGTTTCCATCTAAAGACAATCGGGATCAGCCCGATATGGTGTTTCTTGAGACACCTGCGGGCCTAAGGTATCCCAACGAACCTGATAACAGACAAACCACCAGCCTAGACTTTTGCAACAACTCTGTGCAAGCCCAGTATCTCGGTAATAGAAGGCTAGAGCAGGCACGAGAAGATCTCATCGTCACCATCACCTCGACATATCCGGGCATACAAGTTGACGCGGGTGATGTGGTTGATATTACAAACGCAGACTACGGATGGACAAACAAGCTCTTCCGAGTCATGAAGGTGTCCGAGGCTACGGTAGATGACGGGAACTTAGGAGCTACATTAGAACTATCTGAATACAACGCTGACGTTTATGACGACTCAAGTATTACAGCGTTTGCTCCTGCGCCTAACTCTAGCCTGCCGTCTCCGACTTACTTCTCGAGTCTGAATGCTCCGGTCTTAGGCGATCTTGCACCTTCTGCTGCGCCTCCGACATTTTCGGCTACTTGCACGATGCCGACTGTAGGTCGAGTCACTACTGTCACATTGTTTTATACAAGTTCTGCGACTCCTTCTGCAACAGACTGGAAAGTCATCAGCTCTCAAATCCTGAGCAACGGATCGACATTTGCAAACTCAAGTACGGTTAAGTTCCAGAATTTACAGATAGCCGGTGGAACGTGGTACTTCGCTTTCTCGGTTTCCAACGAGTCAGCTAAGAGCGCACTGTCGGCTACGAGCGCAGCGTTTGTGTGGTCGCCCACAGGAATGGCAGGACCCACTGGCGCACAGGGCCCTACAGGAAGTCAAGGCCCGCAAGGAGATCCGGGTCCACAGGGTCCTACAGGTGGGTCTGGGCCTACAGGAAGTTCGGGGCTTGTAGGCATAGCTTTTATTAACGCGTACCTAGTTCAGTCGCAGACCGCATCAACACCTTCTTTCTCAACGCCGACCTCTGGATCGTCTGTGCCTGCTGGATGGTCGTCCACGGTTCCCGGTATCTCTATCGGTCAAGTACTCTGGTATCTACAGGGAAGATATAACGCCAACGCAGTGACGGTAGATGGAGTACCCGCTAATTCGACAGCGTGGACAGGACCTATAGCCGCTTCTGTGTTTCAGAGCATCCTTTCTGACAACTACAACGGTCCTATTCCTCCGACCTCTTCAAGTTATGGAACGGCAGGTTGGTATCTCGATAAGACCTCTGGTGGCTTATATGCGTCTGCTGCATATCTCAGAGGAGAGATTGCCTCTGGCACCGGAGCAAATCGGATCACGATCAACAACTCCAACAACCTTGAGATTCAGGGCTACTCATCTTCTGGAGGGTCTACTCCGTGGTTCTCGATGGGCGTATCTGGTTACGACACAAAGATCCTGAGTGTCAATGCTGTTAACTACCCTTATGCGGATTGTGCGGTTCAGTTCTTAGGTGGTAGGTTTGGTCAATTTACGCTCAAGATTCCCAATGGCGCAGGGTCTCCGTTAGTTAAGGGCGCGTATATAAGTTCTTATTTAGCCGAAGCGTTAGTGGTTGAAAAGACCAGTTCTGGCTCAAGTACGGCTGCCTCTACGTTTTCTAATGTCAATGGTTACGCTATAAGCATTACCAATGGCGGTATCGCTTCCAATGTTTACTACTTCCCGAATACCTCAGCAGGCTTCACGCAGATCCAAAACATCCCCAACAACACGACGACCTTTTTAAGAGGCGACGGTTCGTGGGCTTCAGGCGTTGCCGGACCTACGGGGCCGACGGGCCCGCAAGGTATACAAGGCGATCAGGGGATACAAGGAAATCCCGGACCTACTGGCCCGCAGGGTGCTACTGGCCCAGCATCAACGGTTCCCGGACCGACAGGCCCACAGGGCCCCACCGGCGCAGCGTCTACCGTTCCCGGCCCGACCGGCCCGCAGGGAGCAACAGGCCCGACGGGAGCTACGCCTTCGTTGCCCGACCCGTGGACAAACTCTATCGCTCTTGCTTCCGGTAAGACAGCCTCACTGAGAGGAACGACTTTCGCCGATAATTCGTGGGTTTTTACGAATGGTTCGGGTTCCTATGGGACGGTCGGATCTAATCTTGTTCTTTATACAAGCAGCGCCTCCCAGACGTGGACATTCAACTCCAACGGTAATGCTTATGCTGATGCTGGTTCGTGGGTAAACTCGTCAGACAGAAATGTCAAAGAGAACATCCAGAACTACAGTGGTGGACTTCAGAAGATCCTTGCCTTGCAACCCGTGAAATTCAATTACATCGGTCAGGCTGATCCACATCTCGGATTTATCGCTCAGGATGTCGAGTCAATCATTCCCGAAGTCGTCTCGTCCGTGGAGACACCTAAAGGTCAGCGGTTAGGCCTTGCAATGACTGAGATGATTGCCGTGCTTACTAACGCCGTAAAAGAGCTTGAGGCAAGGATTGCGTCGCTAGAGCAAAAGCCGTAGAATCAAGAAAAGACAAGACAGCCATCGTTCTGCTGGGAGTGCCTAGCGAACGTCAATCTTACCGAGCGAGGGAATATGGCTATTCTTTACTGGCTTCATCGTCACGATGAGCTAAATATGTTTGAAAGTGGTTACATAGGCGTAACCAAAGATCTTGCTGCGAGAATGCGTTCTCATAAGCATAAATTCAAGAAAATATGGGAGCAACTTAAGCTAACCATTCTTGTGATCGGATCTTCTGATTACTTATTTGACCTCGAAAAAAAATTACGACCACAAAAAAGAATTGGCCTGAATTTGGCTAGAGGCGGCTTCGGAAACAATCAAATGATTGGCGAAGAAAATCCAAATTGGGGCAAGAAAGGAAAATT